ATGAAATCAACGAACAATTACTCATTTAGTCAAGTTCCACAGGTAAACATTCCCCGAAGTGCTTTCCAGCGTGATAACGGCTATAAAACAACTATGAATACAGGTGATTTAGTTCCTGTTTATGTTGATGAAATCTTACCAGGCGACACCTTTAGTATCTCTCCAACATTATTTACCCGTTTAGCTACTCCGATCGCTCCTATTATGGACAATATGTATCTTGACATTCAATGGTTCTTTGTCCCTAATCGTTTAGTCTGGGAAAATTGGCAACGCTTTAACGGTGAGCAGGATAATCCAGATGATTCCACAGATTATATTATGCCTACTGTAAACCCAATAACCCCGCAGGTTCAATCAATTTATGACTATATGGGCTTGCCTATCAATGTCACTTTAAAAGATATCGTATCCCTTCCGTTTAGAGCTTATAACCTTATATTCAATGAGTGGTATCGTGACCAAAATTTAATGGATTCCGTGCCTGTAAATAAAGGCGACGGCCCAGACGACCCCAACGATTATATAATCCTCACTCGTTGCAAGCAACACGACTACTTTACATCTGCGCTACCTTGGCTTCAAAAAGGTAAAACTGTTGATTTGCCTATCGGTGGACAAGCTTCAATTATTGATCCTACTCCCGCTAATGGTTACTTTTTAGGTTCTCCGTCCCCTTTGCTTGCTGGTATCGAAATGAATCCTGGCGGTCAGCCAGAGATTACAGATTATGTAACTGGAGCAAATGCTGTAACTATTGCTACTGGTGGTGGACATAAAGCTATAGCTGGTTTTGGTCGTGCTGGTACTAATGAAACTACAGTCTGGGCTGGCAATTTAAGTGATGTATTGTCTAAAAATGCTTATGCTGACCTATCAACAGCATCTGCCGCAACAATTAATTCTCTGCGACAGGCTTTCCAGATTCAACGTTTATTAGAACGTGATGCCCGTGGCGGTACTCGTTATACTGAAATACTTCGTTCCCACTTTGGAGTTATCAGCCCAGATGCTCGCTTACAACGTCCTGAATTCCTCGGCGGTGGATCTACTCGAATCAATATAAATCCTGTTGCTCAAACTTCTTCTAGTGACGGTTCAACACCTCAAGGTAATCTTGCCGCATATGGACAAGCTACCCTTCATAATGGCGGTGTATCAAAATCCTTCACCGAACACGGTTATATTATCGGTATCGCTTCAATTAGAGCAGACTTGACCTATCAGCAAGGTATTAACCGTATGTGGTTTAGAAAAACTCGTTGGGACCATTTCTGGCCTGCCCTTTCTCACTTAGGAGAACAAGCTATATTAAACAAAGAAATTTATGTAGATGGAACAGCCGCAGATGAAGATGTATTTGGATATCAAGAACGCTACGCAGAATATCGTTATAAACCATCTTTAATTACAGGTAAATTCCGTTCAACCTATGCCCAGCCCCTTGACTTCTGGCACTTAGCCCAAAAATTCGAGAACCGTCCCGCATTAAATGCAGAGTTCATACAGACAAAAGTTCCGCTTGAACGTGCTATAGCCGTAACAAATGAACCTCAATTTATAGTTGATTGCTATTTCCATACCCGCTGTGTACGTCCTATGCCTATGTATGGCGTTCCTGGCTTAATAGATCACTTTTAAGGAGGTTTTACAATGTCTTGGTTATCTGACTTAGCCCCCAGTCTAGTCGGCGCTGTAGGTGGCATAATGGGACAAAAAAACGCTAATTCAGCAAATGCCGCTATGGCTCGTGAAAATCGTAATTGGCAGGAATATATGTCGAATACTGCACATCAACGGGAAGTTGATGATCTTAGAGCCGCTGGTTTAAATCCAATACTGTCCGCTAATAATGGAGCATCTACCCCTTCAGGAAATATGGCAGTTATGGGAAACATTGCCGATTCAATCCCCGAAGCGGCGTCCGCTTATCAGTCCCAACGTATGAAACGTAAAGAACTTGAACTTGCTTCCGAAATTGGTAAAAGCACAATAAAAAATAATAATGCTTCTGCAGACAAATATTTTTCAGAGGTAAAGTTTAACGAAGAAACAATAGCCATTCAGAAAGCCACATCTGCTGCAAATGTTGCTCAAATTTTTAAAACTATTGAAAAACTTGGTCAGGATATTGAAAACAGCAAACAAATAACTGCTGCTCAGGTGTCTAATCTTGCTGCTAATGCAGCTGCTGCCTTAAAAAATGCTGATACTAATGCTTATGATGCCGCTAATCGTGCTGAGAAATATGGTTATGAAAACCGTGAGAGTGATCAGCGTTATAAGATAGGTGGTCTTAGGTATAAGAATGCTAGTCGTTTTGAGGATACTAGTGAGCCTGAGTATTATGCAGGTCGTTTCGGTCAGTCTCTTTGGTCGCTTATTGGGCGTAATTATCACGATTATTAAATTATTAAGGAGATGAAAACAATGTATAAAAATGCTATTAAGTATCTTGTAACTGCTGTTCTTACTGCTATCGCAACTTATTTCGGTATTAATTTCAATGTATAAGGAGATGATAAAATGAAACGCTTTAAGGTATCCAAACGCCGTAGCAAACGCCTTTTCAGGCGTACTGCATCGAAGGTTCACAAAAAGAATCTAGGATCATATCATATGCGTGGAGGTATAAGGATGTGATTCTATGCCTTGCTATTCACCTCTTACTGCTTGGCTTGACTATGGTCATCTTACTAAATCAGGCAAGCCCTCTGTAGTGTTCAGGGGGTCATCTGACCCCCTATATAAACCCGTAACAGTTCCTTGCGGTCAGTGTATAGGCTGTCGCCTTGAATATAGTCGAAAATGGGCAATCCGCTGTACTCACGAAGCTTCTTTGTATGACCGCAATTGTTTTATAACATTAACTTATGATGATAGGAGTGTGATGTATGATAAAAATTTACATTTAGAGCATTTACAAAAATTCTTTAAACGTCTACGAAAAAAATTCGGCGAAGGTATTCGTTATTTCGCTTGTGGTGAATATGGTTCAAAAAATGGTCGTCCACATTACCACGCTTTGTTATTTAACTTTGATTTTACTGATAAAAAATTATGGCAGGTGAATAAAAATGGGACTAAATACTTTGTATCTGATGCTCTGTCTAAATTGTGGACTGCTGGTTTTAGTACTACTGGCGCTGTTACTTTTGAGAGTGCAGCTTATGTCGCTAGATACACACTTAAAAAGGCTTCAGGCAACGTTAAGAATGACAGACCTGCACATTGCAGGTCTGAATTCCTCGTTATGTCACGCCGCCCAGGTGTTGGCAAAGGCTGGATTGAAAAATATGTAGATGAAGTATATCCGCTTGACAGAGTAATTGCTCGTGGTCGAGAATGCAAACCACCTCGTTACTATGATTCGTATTATGAAGCTGTAGCCCCTGACGACTACCAGCTATTAAAATTAAGCCGAGAGCTAACAAAAAAAGACGGTCCAGTTGACTATACTCGTTTATCTGTATCTCAGATTATAAAAGAATATCAAATTAGTAACTTAATACGTCCGTTAGAATATGATTAAAAAAGGAAGTGTAAAAAAATGACTAACAAAAAACAACAAAACAAAATCTTACTCAATATCTACGCTGTACTTGACCGTCCCGCCAACTCTTTTGGCACGCCTGTATTTCTACCTAGCGAATCCGAGGCTGTTCGAGTGTTTGCTCAAGCTGTAAATGCTGAAAATACTGTATTAGGTTTGTACCCTGATGACTTTGTACTATCTCAACTTGGTACTTATGACCTTATCTTAGGTCGTTTTGAAAACTTACCCTTACCGAAACAGATTCTCGCCGCCCGTGCCGTGCTCAACTCTGTCCCGGTCGCCCCCGCGCCGGAGAGCGAGCAGGGGGGCGAAACCGGGGAAGGAGTTGAGAGCAATGACTGAATTTCAAATTAAAAACCAATACTCCGCCCGTGTCCCTACGTCTGGTCATATGACCTATTGTCCGTCTAAAGCCGTCCAATCTCAAAAAGGTGAAGCTGATGTAAATAACATTATAGCCCGATATGTAAATGACGGTGTATTGCCTATTTCTACGCTTAAGCCCGAAGCAATGGATTGTCCTGATATTGACTTTATGCAGGCTCAAATAAAAATTTTAGAAGCAAAAGCAGGATTTTACGAACTTCCAGCGAAAGTACGTAAAGAGTTTAAAACTCCTGAAAACTTTATTAACTTTGTAATGGACCCCAATATTACGAGAGAGGAACTTGATAAATATGGATTACTTAAAGAGCCTATTAGTGAACCTGTTCCTATCGTTTCTTCTGATAGCGGTGGCAGTATTACTGTTGTTTCTGGGACTTAAACTTCGCTAAAAGCGAAGTCTGCACAGTTACCCACTTGATGTAACTGTGCAGACTGACACCTTTTAAGGCTGTCAGTATATATCTATTTTTATAGTATAAAACTAAACATT